TCAATGCCCGTAGGTGAATTGAATGTTTTATACTTACAACCCAAAGAGGATATAGCAATAGAGGAATTACGAATGAAACATTATTGTAGGTATAAATTAGGTTACCCATATAGTCCACATAGTAAAGAATGGTATAATGGTAATCCAATGGAGGCAATCAATATCTCAATAACACAAACACAATATAGAGATAAGAATATAGAAGGTTCTTATTACTCTAAGGATGAAGCAAAAGAATATATCCGTACATTAAAAAATAAATAATATGAATAACGAAATAACAAATCAAAGTGGTATCATTAAGATAGAAGTCACTAAGGATGGTAAGGTAGTAACGGCTCAAATGTATGTGGACCACTATTTAGAGAGGACAAAAACCAATAGTGGAATAGGTGATTCAATGATACAAAGTGTCTTAAACGAATTAGATATCCATTATGTATTACCGACGTATCATTAGATAATATTCCCAAAAATCTAACTTAAATTAGATTTTATTTAATGAAAGTATTATTAATTAGACCGTATCAAATCAAATGGAATAGTGTATCATATCCCTAAATTCGTATATTGATACCGAATAGAGCAATAATAAGGTCCATCGTACAATAATTTCCCACTTATACCCACTTACCCCCACAATTCAACACACATAAGGGTTACAAAGAGGTGTGAGTGTAATCAATCGGTATCACAACGGCATTTAGACCTTATCCATCCATTCAGTCGGACCGCAAAATTTTTTAGAGACTATTTTTACACACATACCCCACACAAAAAGATTCAATATAATTTGGTAGATTAAATAAATTATCGTATCTTAGTTATAACGGGTTAGGACAGAATAAATACTATTCTAAAATGGTTGCTTGGTTACTCCCTTTATATTTACCCCTTCAAAATAGCGACCACCTAACCCGTTTATTTTAAAACTGACCGAAATGACAATAAAACAATTCAAAAGAAAGGATGCTCTAAGAGTTATGAATTGGTGCAAACGTAATGCTGGTCTGAATTATAGAAGACACACATTGCCGGCCTTAGAGTGGGCAACGATTGCATCAGATAATGATTGTGGCGATTATGATTTTGAAGATAATATAATTAGTGTATATAAAAGCAATCACAAATCAGTCATTGATATCATTCATACTATTATACATGAATGGGCACACTACAAACAAAGTACAAAGAAATACTACGAATATACAGAAATTTATAATTACCAGGACAATCCATTAGAGAATCAAGCCAATGAACTCGCGGATAAATTGAAATGGAAATGTAAACGAGATTTGTTTCGTTAGATATTATTTAAAATAGCACCGCTTTGAAATGAAAATTATCTAATAAATTCGAATATATTTAGATTTTTTCTAATATGAAGGGGTGAAATACATAAGTCATTGATTTTGAGTGACTTGTGTAAGTGGTTCAGCGTCAATGACTTATGCCGGTCCCACATTTTTGGTGACGTAACTCGTTGATAGTCAATAAAGAATTTTTAAAATAGTACCTAAAACGTGTTAAAAGTCCACGAAATAGTGTTATCTTTATGTATTGAGTCGAAGGTTTGACTCCTCACATTATAAAAAAATCATATATGAATAACAAAATGACAAATGAATTTACTGACAAAGCTTATAGTACTGCTCGTAACGAGAGACCTGTTTATGTTAATTTTTCTGCTACTAAAATGAGTAACGCGGTAAAACCTAATTCAATAGTAATGTTTAAGGATTTTATGGGTCGTATGCATAAGGTAGTATGTAGAAACAAACCCGAAATTTTAAAGGCGTGTGCGTTTTTTAGTATGTTGAAAAAAGAGTCTGCTCAAATTACTCGTATCATTTCTGACTACCCTATGAGCTACGGGCAGATTGATAAGAAATTTATACCATCGGTTAAACGTGAATTGAAGGCGATGGGATTAGGTAATAAGCAGGTCGAGAATATCCTTATAATGTACTGGGCTTAATCAATCAATTTTTTTAATCATTAATTTTTATCAACTATGGGTCAATCAATTTCAATTTTAGAGTTTATCATTATCACCGCACTTTGTTTATTCGGGTCGGTATTAATCAAAACAATTATTCAAACAATTAAAAGCAAGTAATATGGTTAAGACAAGAAAGGATAGCAAGCACTTAATATACGAAATAGAAAACACTATAACCGGTGCGTGTTATATAGGTGTTACTAGTTTATCACAATTTTATCATACTAAGTCGGTCCGATATGCAGCTAATCGTAGATTTCAAAAACATATGAGTAAAGCTAGGACCGGTGAATGTACTTGGTTATTACATAAGGACATGCGTAAGTATGGTGCTGATGTTTACAATGTATGGATACTGGATGTAGTAAAGGGTAAGAAATTAGCACATACAATAGAGACTGAGTTCTTACAACAAAAATCTTATAAATTAAATTCAACACATAAATAATCAACATGAAAAGAAGCGACATCACAATTACAATGAGTAAGAAGCAATTGAAAATGGTAGTATTAACAATGGGTATAGCATTGGAATCAGATTGTAAAGCAATGACGAATCTAAGCAATGAGCAATTGGATAAGCTATTAAACTTATACGATGCATTACAAACAATGAGTAAAACTATAAAATAATAACATATGAGTAAAAGAGAACTAACAAACGAACAGGAAGCAATAAGTCAATTGTATTCAGTATTAGTAGCAATAGTACATAGTGACAGGACACCGAAACATACTGCCGAAGCTACGATACAAACACTTGAAAAATTATTCAATGACGAAAATGGTCCCTTTCAAGCGAGTGATACTATGATGGGTATGACTATGGCAATGGGTGAGGCAATGAATGATGTAGTAAAGCAACGTAATAAACAAATAGAGCGGGTAGCGGAAGGCAATAACATATTAACACAATACGGACTTAACTAATACGGGCGGTAACAAAAATAAATTCTTTAAAACAAAATAACAAACATATGAGTAAGAAAGTAACAATGAAAGCAAAGAAAGTAGTAACTAAGAAAGGAGCTAAGAAGGTAGTAAGCCCTAAGTTAATAGCTAAGAAGGTAGCAGCGGCACGTAAGGTAGTAGCTAAGAAACAAACAAAGGCGGTAGCTAAAAAGATAATAGCTAAGAAGCTGACAAAGAGAGAGACAATAAAGCAAAAGTACGAGAAGTTATATAAGATAGTATCAGAGTATAGCGAGAACTTAATGCAAGACGTATATAGTGTAGTATATAAGAGTAGAACACTAAAGAGATTTGTAAACGAGAACTTAGCTAATAGGTACATAGGACAAGAGATACTATTAAGAATGAATGAACACGCTATAAGTACGGCTAAGAAAAGCAGAGCTGTATCTAAGGAGTTAGCGAGTGAGTTTGAATAGAAATTTTATTGGTTAGTTTTTCATAGTGTAAGGGCCGGGTAGAGAAATCTATCCGGTTTTTTCATGCCCAAAATTTTGATGTCACAAAATGTGATATCAAAAATACGACTTCTCCATTTCTTGTAATGCGACAAATTAATTTTTTTTTATATGTGAACCTGGTACACAAATATTGTGAGGTTAAAATTTCCACTCTAGGAAAATCATATACTTATATGTGTAGTACACAAACTAAATATGTTATAATGAAGAAAATAAATTTCTATCAACGGCAGGATAATGGGTTACTTTTCACATACGCAGAATTGGATGAAATCAAAGACCTTACCAAAAATTTTATGGAACAAAAATGTGACTGGAATGGATATACCATTGAGCACGTTGTAGGTACAACTATACCTGATACGGATTTGTGTAGTGACATAATTCATATTATAAAGATAGGAATGTTCGCTGAGGATTACCAACCGTTATGTGATATAGTAAACAAATATATCAATACGGATGTAAAGATTATAATCATTGGTGGTAATTTAGAACAAAGCATATTTAGTATTAGAGGTGCGATTGAGGATATAATGTTTGATAAAATTTCTAAATGTAATAATATAAAGGTTATACATAACGCACCATTGATTAATACAGAGACCGCAGTGTTTGAACCCAAAATATATTTCTACGATTATATTAATTTACAAAAAGAATTGAGTGGGGATGGCATTACTAATTTCTATTATAACAAAGATGTATTCAGTAGATTAAAAAAAGATAAACGAATTGGGTTTCATATGGGTACAATCGGTAATGGTATCGGTGAAAGGTATAGACTGGTTAAACGATTTGTTACTACGGATTATATATCACATCCTAAAATGTTTTTAACTATTAACTATAAACATCAGTTCGTACATCATAATAGATTATTAAGTGAAACTAATTATCCATTAGAAAAGTATATGGAGCATGATTCTTACTTTATAGAACGAAGTAGTACACTAAGGTACAATCCAAACAAAAACGCAGAGCATGGGTATCACCCACCAAATTATTTCTTAGGGTTAGCTAAACTATTTATCAATTCAGATATCGATATAGTATATGAAACTAATACCAAAGAACCATCAAAAGCACATAGAAAACCTACTGAAAAAATATTAAAGAATATTTTATTAGGTAAACCTTTTATTAATACTGATCCTGTTATGTATCATTTAGTAAAAGAGTATGGGTTTAAACAATATGATTGCTTATTAGGACCGGAGTTATTACAAATGTATAATGCTAATTATTTCAATAAAGATACTTACATAGAGGTAGGTAACACAATGTGGTTAGATTTATTGTTTGAGAGAATCCAACAATTGTTAGATATGGATGAAATGGAATATAACGATTTGATAAATGAGGCAAACCTTATCGCTAAAGAAAATATTAAACACTTCGAAGATGTATATTATAACACCTCAATATTTGGTAGGATAAAAGAATTAGGATGGATATAAATGTAAACTTCATTGCGGATTGGCAATCAATAGAACCCTATTTTTGGACAAAGGATGAGATAAAAAATATATCCCGTCTCTGGTCCTCTAACCATACTACCCGTAATTTTAAATTAGATGAGTATAATTTCCATTGGGAGTTTACTAATCCACAAGAAATCCTTTCTACTCCATTTAAAGCCGGATGGATTAATGTTTTATTGATAACCAAACATGGTCTAATGGAAAGTGATTATCTCGCTCTATTAGATAGGTTAGAGGGTTTAGATGAGGGTACAAAGGTCCTAATTATTATAGCAAAACATACCGAAGATTACTTTATACACAATGAGGTAAGAGAATCGGATGAGTTACTACTACGAATAGAGAAAATGAAAGGAGTTAAGATAGTATGGGATATACCTTTCATTAACTACACTAACTTTAAGTTTTCTAATAAGGTAGCATTACAAAGCTATTATAACAATGAGGTCTTTCCCGGTGAGATGTTTTTCTATGGAAGTGAGGTATTTAAAGAGCATCCTAAAGGGCATAGAGTAGGTCTACATATTAATAAGTTGACGGATAGAGTAAGGATATCGTTAGCAAAACACTTTCTCCAAAATGATAAGGTAGAATTAAAGTTTACAACGAATACTATACCTACACATAATAAAGTACACTTGCCGTTATTAAACTACACTTCTCCATATTTTAATCCTTACTTATCCAATTCAGGTCAAAACAATGGAATACATAAGGATTCTTATACACATCAGTTTATAGAACATACTATACACTCACAAATGGAAGTAGTGTATGAAACGTTTACAATTATATCTCCTTACTTACACCTTATTAAGTTCAATGAGAAAACTACTAAACTATTATACTTAGGTAAACCCTTTATACATACAGACCCCCTTGCACATAAGTTAATGGAAATGAATGGGCTTACTCCCTATCGTTCTCTATATACGGATGAGTTATGGGATATATACTCTAATTGGAATATTTCAAAACCCATTGAACAATACGATAGTAGTTGGATTCCCGCTTTAATCCATAATATAGAGTGGATAAGGGATATGAAGGATAGTGAGTGGAAAGAACGTATTGAGGTTGCTATGGGTATTGCTAATGAGAATAGAGAGTATTGTAATCATCTTATATTCGATACACACTTACGAGAACACTTAAAGTTTTAGAGTATTTTATTTTTTTATTCCATTTCTTTTCACTATCTTTATAGTAACATAAAAATACTATAATGATATATTCTAACACACCCAACCCACCCGCTAAGTTTACCGCTTCTATGTATGGTAAGCAAGTAACTATTGAATTAGACCACTCCGATTTTGATTTAAGTGAATTAATGGAGGTTTTTAAAGGTCTCACCATTGCTTCCGGCTTTGAAATGAGTTCTTGGAATGATGTAATCAAACAACTTTCCGCCGATATTCACGACTATGAAAGAGAAGACTTAAAAGAAAAGTTAAACGAATGGAAAAACGATGATGAAAATGAATATAAGGACCTACGACATTCATATGGTAGTTGGACCGAAGATAGTAAAGACAAAGCTCCATTTAAAGAATTTGGTGATGAAGATGATGAAATGATAGAAGAAGATTACAAAGGTCAATTTAAAGATTGGGAAAACGAAACACCAATAGAAGAAAATGAAAGTAATATAGATGCTGTGGAGGAAATGAGAAAGTATGCCGAAGACGAAATGGAAAGGGAAGCGGAACGAAGAATGGATATCATTGGTCAAAATGGTAACGAAGGTACTCACTATGGATTTGATTGGGATGATAATATTAAATCTTATGAATACGAATCGAATACAATCCTTAATAGTATCAACGATTCCATTACACTTATCAAAGACCGAATGGTAGATATTGATTTAAAAATGGATAACATCGATGAGCAATTAGGTATCTTAAACGCCGATGTAGCAAATATAGAATTCAATATCGAAAATCCAATCAAAGAAAAGTTAATCAAAGCGGTAGCGAGATATAATGAAGAAGTAAAAGAGAAACACCAACCCGTTAAGTTTGCTAATGATGTAGTAGATATGGAAAGTGGTGAGGTATCTAATGATGGTGGATTTGATGGTAAAGCAATTTTTGCACCATATGCAAAGAAACCAAACCAAAAGGTAACCGAAAAGGTAATGGGTAAATGGCAAATTGATAATAAAACCAAAGAGGTAGTTAAGTTAGATAAAACAAAAGTGCGTAAAGGAAAGATTAAAGACCTAAAGAAATAAGAATGTATAAAGTAAGAATTAGATATAACACAAAAGTAAGTGAAGGTAGTGATTTACATTGGAGAGTACTTATAGATGGAAAGGAGAACCTCGCCACCTTCGTTAAATTGAGTATACCTACTTATACCACAAAAGAATTAGTAGATGGTGTAGAGAAGTGGCATATAGCGTGTGATGCGGATAGAATTCAATGGAATGGAACTGAATGTACAATAAGTTAATATATACAAAAAAGATTTACTAAAAAGTTTAAAAACGACTACTCTCACCCCCCAACCCCCTCTCTCAATCCTATGTTCGGAAATTCAATACCAATCCCGCCACCAATGAGTGTGAATCCAAATATCGTCCATAAACCTAAACCAATATTCGTAATGAGGTTTAGAGCTTCAATGGATGATGCTGAATTTGGATATGTTAAAGATGTAATATACAAATCGGATATGAATAATGAATATCATATCATTTGTTTAAGAAACGATAAGGATAAGGATGAATTTGAAATGTATAACGCAGATAAGATAGAAAGACAAGAATTTAATACAATCATTAATAAAATAAAATGGTTATAAAACCACAAACAAAATTAGAGGTACGTTATATTGATGAAGTAATGGGATTTGGTGTGTTTGCCGGCGAATTTATACCAAACGGAACAATTATAGAAACATGCTATTTTATAAAATTATTTGTGGTAGCAACCCACCCATCGTATGATTATGTATTCACCGACGTTAACGATAATGATACTTCATACTTACCTTTTGGGTACGGTTCAATTTATAATCATAGTTCACACCCAAATTGTGATTGGAGGATAAAATCGAAAGAATTAAATATAATGGAATTTTATTCAATTAAAGATATAGAAGAAGGTGAGGAGATTGCGCATCATTATGGACCGATGTATTGGAAAAGTAGAGAGAAAAAATTAGTATAGATTAAAAATTTGATTTAGTAAGTAAACAATAATTCAATTAACAAAAATAAAATAAAAATGGCAAAGAAAAAAGAATTAGAACAATTAGAGTTGTTTCCAATTGAAGAAACACAGGTACAAGAACCACAACCGACCCCTCAACCTATTAACTGGTATGAGTTTGATTGGGATAACAAAATTCAAACAATAGATGATTTAAAAGTTATCTTTAAAAGTTTGAGAATGACAGTATCAGAAAAAGCAGAGGAGTTCGATACACTTAAGAAATACCTTAAAGATGAAGTAGCTTATACAACGAATTAATTATTTCCATATATTTATTCCTAAACAAAGGAGTAACAATTTATGGCAAAGAAAGGTTCATTAACATCATCAAAGGTTTCATTTGGTTCTCGTAAATCCGGTTCGGCAAAGAAATCTTATAACAAACACAGTCCACGTCCAAAGGCGTACAAAGGACAAGGAAGATAAAATGTTTAGTAGAGAAATAGTAAATGATTATGGTAGTTATTCAATAAAGAATAAATCAACTGCACTTTTAACGGGTGTGTTTGACAAAAACTTTATTGAATTACCGACCATAGACCCTAATACTATTACCTATAAAGTGTTTGATTCTAATAATATTAATTTTACTATAAGTGTAGGTAATTCAATTTACATACCATCTCATATATTTTCCGCATTAAAAAAAGCGTATGATGAAGGCAATCCATATTATACTATTAAAGATATAATTTCAGTCCAATTAGATATATCTAAAGCATTAGCATATAATAAAAACAAATTTTCTTCTAATATAGAAACAAATACTATTTCTTATAGTGGTAGTGTAATTACCGCAGATAATCCATCCGGGTCAGTTAGTGGTTCGGTAACTGCAGTGCAAGTAAATTCAGTTAGTAAAACAGGTATAGGCAGTAGATTCACTCAAGCAGGCGTACAAAGTGTAGAATATCAATTTTACGTTAATAACGAACCAACTATATTAAATGATAATGCAATTATAAATCAAATTAGATTTTTATTTGAAGATACTACTATAAGAGTTACGGGAATTTCAAAAATCCAAACTTATCAAAACAAAGATGGTAGTGTAATAGTAGAAAATTTACCAGCATCAACAGATGTAGTAAAGCCGGTAACAACTAGAGTTACGAGTATGGATGATTATTTAAAAGATGTGGTTCGTACAAATTAAATAGTTATATATGGATATTAACAAATTATTAAAAATTACCGATATGTACGCAAAAACTAATTGGAGAAAATACTTTGATGAAGATGCATCTCCTGCTGTTTCAAACTATATTTCTATGAATGGTGATACCTTATATCCCTGGATTTTACAAATATTAAAAGGAGCTATTGAAGAAAATTTAGAAGAAGTTGCAATTATTAAGTTTACCGATAGTAAAATGTTTGCTACAATCAATAAGAGTGAGTATAAGGACCTTCTAAATAAAATGATGGATTACTTTGTATCTAAAGAACAATACGAACAATGTGGTGCAATAAGGGATTTAATCACATCTATTGATAATCCACCGCTACCAAAACCAAAAAGAAAATATACCAAAAGAACTACTAAATTACAAAGTTAGTATATTTATAAGAAATAATAAGGAAAACTAAAATTATGAGAACAGTATTAATAGGTTCGGACTTTATGTACGATAAAAATGGTGATTTAAAACCAATTGAAATAAACACTAATTTAGGCTGGATATATGTTACATTAGAAGGTACTGAAACCTCCTTAGATTTAACAGAACTATCTAATTTCATTAGTAATAATACATTTACTAAGGTAGTATACATCGGAAATTTAGAGCCACTATCTAACAAATTAACTGAATTATCTACCATTTTAGGATTTGAATTTAAAAATATGATTTCTAGTCCAAATTCTATAACAGTACCTTATGTTGAAGATAACGATACAACGTTGATTATTAGAAGTGCATATGATACTACCGCATTGGTAGATGATACGTATTGTGCAAATAAAATTAATTTTATGAATTTAATTAAAAATTCATCATTTGGTTCTCAATTTGCATATCTTAACGAAACAAATGAAATTGTAAACAACATAACTACAATACCAGATAATGGTATTCATCCAAATTTTATTTTAAAAGCAGTTGGTGCGGCATATGATAAGAATATTTACCCTAAGTTGTTTAAAGTATCAACTAATGAGGAATTAAATATTGTTTTACAAAATGTTAACAACGAGTATTTTTTGATGGAATTTCATTTAGATTTGAACAATTTATATCAAAATCAAATACAAGTTTTTAGAGGATTAAATTTATTATTTCCTCCAAATTTAGAAAGTATATCATTAGGTGGTTACACATCGTTGACCGGAGCAGTATTAGATACTGATGTAGAATATAATGCAGAAACATTTGAGATAGTAAATACATATAAAAATAGATATTTAAATAATGAATATTTGTTCGCAGCACCTAAATTATTAGATACCGATACGGTTGAAATGGCAGATGGTTCATTCAAAACTGCGTTGGATTTACAAGTAGGTGATTTATTAAAAACAATTGATATTCCAAATCCAAATAATATTGATTTAACATTGGATACAGCTGATTTTGGTATAACATATGAAGATTTTGTAAATAATACAGTATACAGTACAAATGAGGTAACTGCAAAAGAAAAGGTTTCTGTAATTGTAGAATATGTTAAGCTTGTATTTACTGATACTACTTATTGGGAAGATACAATTTCTTCTAATTATTTAATCGTTAGAAATAATAATGTTAAATTTGTTTCATTGGGAAGTTTGGGGTCAGATGAATCTATACAAATTGGTGATTCTGTAATATTAATTAATACTGAAAATGAAACATTAACAACTGTCCTAAAAGAAGTTTCGACAATTGTAAGAACAAATACCATATTTAGTGGATGGGCAATAAGTGTAGAAAGACAACATTTATTTTTAACACAAACTATGGACAATACCTCATTTGTTGCAATTGAACATAATATTGGTGCGAGTTGTTCCGAGAGGAAAGCTTCTTGTTCACAATCCGACTGCGCAAAGGGTGAGGCCTGTACTAAACAAACGTTCAGCACCTTCCCCTGCTACGCCAATTCCGCTCCATGTAAGTGTGTTAATTTTGCTAACTGTGTACCACCGGTAGCTCCAAAATCTTAATAATATTAAAAATTAATTAAAAATGACAACAACTCAAACTCAAACAATAAATACAATAATGACACAAATGGGTGCATTAATTGTTAGTTCTAATTCTTAATAAAAATTTAAAAACATGTTGAATTTTAAAAAAATTTTCAATGCATGGGTTACAGCGTATAAACCTTCTGAAAATCAAAAACTACTAGCAGAAAAAAGAAATGAAATATGTGAAGTATGTCCGTCTAGAAAGGTACTCACTACTAAATTAGATATTGGTGTTATATGCAACGAATGTGGTTGCCCAATAACTAAAAAAATATTTTCAGCAGATTTTAATGATTGTCCATTGAAAAAATGGGAAAGTGTTGATACTCTATATTTTCCAAAACAAAAAGTGGAAAAAACTTTATTTTAAATATGATTGATACAAATTCAATTGAAATCATCCCATCTGTATTAACACATGATGAATGTAATATTTTAAATAAATGGGCATTAGATAACCATAATACTAACATTTTTCAAATAGGTAGAGCGGCAAATAATAGAAAAACTACCAGATTTACAAATGATGTTAAATATGATTATCCGGATTTAATTGTAAATGCGTTTAAAAAAATAAAAGAAAAACTTAATTTTTCAGAAAATGAAAATGTACCACAAGGTAAAGATGGTATAATATGTGCAATATCTTTCAATGGTTCTAAGTTAATAAAACACAAAGACCCAAAATACGATGATACCGAGAGTTTACATTTTATAATAAAAACTTCAACCGGAGATGCTGGTGGTGATTTGATTATTAATAATGTAGTTTATAAAATAAATGAGGGTGATTGTCTTTATTTTTTCGCATCAATACATGAACATGAGACAAATGTTTTAAATTGTTCTACATATAGAATTGTGTGGATTAATGGAATTAAAGTTAAACTATAAATGAAAATTTTACTTCTATATACTCCTAGATGTGGTTCGACCTCAATACTAAAATATTTCGAAAAAATTAAAACTGAATATGAATGCTTCAATGAGCCTTGGTTTGAATGGATGGTTGAAAACGTACATAAAAATAAAAATGAATATTCCGATTTAATTACTAAACGAAATATATTCGTAAAATCAGCATATAGAACGTTACCGGTCTCATTAGATACATTGGTAAATGATTTTGATAAGATAGTAATCCTTTTAAGAAAAAATCAAAAAGAACAAGTTGAAAGTTCAATTCTTGTACACAAAGAGGCATCATTTTTAAATAATACACCACGTATCTATAACCTTTACAATATTACGGATGCCGAATTCCAAACAACATACGATAGATATAGTTTTTTAAATGAAACACTTTTTAATTTTGCAACACTAAATAATTTACCAATTTTTTATTACGAAGATTTATATTATGGAAATTTTAATCCACTATTTAATGAATTAGAAATAGAATATAATGAGTTATATTACAAAGAGTTATTAGATACTACAAACAAATATAGAATGGGTGATATTATTACAAAAAAAACAAATTCATTAATATAATCATATGGAAAATTATTTTACACCAAAAGAATGTTTAGATATCATAAATTTAAGTAAAGTATTGACGGTAATAAAAACCGATGGTGGGTATCCTAATAATAGTGCGGTTAACTACACCGGATGGCAAATACCAAATATTCAAAATTATAAATGGATATTTGATAGAATGATTGGTAAATTGATTATGGATAATAAAAATGTTATTGTTAATAATTATCCCACACACATAGGTTTGCATAAATTTAATATTGGCGACAAATTTACAAGACATTCTGATACAAATAAAAACAGAATATGGGCGGTTGGCACTAATCTAAATGAAGAATACACCGGGGGCGATTTTTATTTATATGAGCCACATAAATTATTATCAAAAAAAAGAGGCGAAATTTATTGTTTCAACAGTCACACCGAACATGAAGTTATGGAAATAAAAACAGGTGAGCGGTGGTCTTTAATTTTATTTTTATGTGTTGAGAATTTGACATTTAAAAAATCTTTAATATAATGAAAATAGTAATAATTGCAATGGCTAGAACCGGTACTAGTTCTTTACTGCTAAAATTAGCAGCCGAACATAATTTAAAATGGGTATCCGAACCAACTAAAAATGGTAGTGATTATTTACCAAATGACAAGGATGATAATACCATAGTTAAGATTATAATGTGGCATATACCTACCGGGATAACCGATGAAATGAAATGGTGGGTTGACTTAGCCGGCAGGTTTGACAAAGTAGTGCTACTAGGTAGGAGGGATTTGAAATCTTGTGCAGAAAGTATTGCATACTTAAGATATAACAGAGAACGTACTCATTTAAATGGCGGGATGCAATATATTTGGGAACCAACACCAAACTATACGGAAGTACAAGAAATGGTGAATAACTATTATACTAAGTTATTAGAACTTAGTAAAATATTAAAAATTGATATAACATATTATGAAGATATATTTGATGTAAATTCACCAGAAAGATTACGACACACACATATAGATAAACGATTAATATGATTGATTTTAAATTAAATCCGAAAAATTTTAATTATTTAGGAGTTGAGTATGATAGAATATAAATTAAAATATGAAGATTTAATACAACGTAATATTCATTCGGATTTTAAGATAGTAGAAATATCAGATGATACTATTATTCAATATTGTATTGATTTATTCAACTCTGAAATAAATTGGGATGGTATGTTTAATCTCCAAGCTGCAGAAGATAGGATTGAACGGGGTGATAAAATGTTTGTATCTTATTATAAAGGTGAAATTGTTGGATATTGTTGGTTAAAATGTATAGATTCTACAACTTATTATATTTACAATGTATTTATAAAAACTACAAATTATAGTAGAATGTATGGAGCAACGGATATGTTATTTTATGTTATACAAAATTATACCAATACGAACATATTAACCAATATAGATGATTGGAACATACGGTCAATAAACGTATTCACAAAATTAGGATTTGAACAATTATAAGTAATTGATAATCAATTGTTTATACCAAATACTCTCAAATAATTGGAAAAACCACAAAAAAGTCGTATCTTTAAGTATAAACACTAAACTCTAAGATATGAAGATTTTACCCTTTTTAGGTATTATGGCTTTAATGGCGTGTAATAAAGATATAGTTACACCAATACCACAAACTCACACAATTACATTTACAATTGATTCTGCATTAAGTTCAAATGGTAAGCAAAGTTTACCATTGGATAATAATGGATTTTATCATTTATCGTTATCTACTCTAACAAACCAAACGTTAAGTAGAATCACCGGTAAATTCTTAGTAGATGGCAAACCAAATAAAACACCTTCTCCGGTTAATGGTAGAATAGAATGGAGTAGTTCTCACTATTGGATATTAAAAGCCGGCGATACGATTGGTAGAGTGGTTAAAACGTATTTTAATCCATATACAGGTCAATTACAAATATCACAACTACCTTCTTTAGTTTCACAGCAAGACCAAATAATTCCTATTGTAAATAGTACATCACAATTAGGATATTTTTCCGGTGAAATAAATACTATGGGTGCACCAATATATAAAATGAAAGGTGATACAATTACAATTATAGGCAAAGCAAAATATACAATTGAAACCCCAAATAGTAATTTATTTTCAAATTCTAAACTAGATTCAATTCAAAAATCCATTAGAATTATTTGTGATTAGGAAAAAAAGTTGTATATTTGAGTTATGATAACAATGCCACAAACACCGATTACCGACCATTCCTTTAAAAGATGGGGAGCGATACGAATAGAAGAAAGTGATGGTGAAACTGATTTTTATTATTGGATATTACCTTTACCAAAAGAAGATGATGATGTAAGTGAAAGACCTACGTTAATATCAATAGCAAGTGATGAGTGGAAAAATATGGATTTGAATGAGGGTGAATATTTGGTAACCCTATTTGATAACTTACCAATGTTAGAAACTGAAGAAGAAATTGAACTTTTATATAAAATCTTAACAAAAGAAAATTTAACAAAATGAAAAAGACAGAATCAGAATTAAAGCAGAACTACGATAAGTTTCTAGCCATCGTTAACAAATATTTTACAGGCGAAAGATTAGAAAAACTTTTGTTTATGTACTCGGATGATGAATTAGGTGGAAACTTAATGGTATCACCTGCAAGTGGTAATAAAAACTATCACAATGCATATGAGGGTGGGTATATTGACCATATCTTTAATGTATGTAAGAACGCATTAAAAATGAAAAAAACATTTGAAGAAGCGGGTGGAGTATGTGATTTCACCGAAGAAGAATTACTATTTGTTGCAATACATCATGATTTGGGTAAATTGGGTACTAAAGAAGAACTACATTATGCACCAAATGATTCTAAATGGCATATTGAAAATAGAGGTGAGTTATACAAAAGAAATGAAAAAAACTCTTTTATGGCAATAACTGATAGAACATTATTTACATTATCACAATATGGTATTGCAATCAATGAGAATGAATATTTTGGTATAAAACTTACGGATGGTCTATACGATGAGGACAATGAAAAATATTATAAAGTATATGATACATCAAAATATCTTAAATCAAATATTCAGTATATTATGCATTGGGCAGACCATATGAGTACGGTAATTGAAAGACAGTCGGTAAAAGATGACAAATTTTCATTTAATGTTGGTAAATTCTAACAAATTGTCAGATTAAACCCAATGGTATAGTATTTGAACTATATAGAATATTATTAACAAAAAAAACATTAAATTATGTATTTAGTAGATTACAACAAATTATTTGAAGATTTTTTCGAAACACCAAAAACAAAAACAGCTACATCAACCCACAAACAAGTAGTAGTTGATATAACCGAAGATATCTTACGAATTGGATTAGCAGTTCCTGGTCAAACAAAGGAAACATTAGAAATTACAATTGAGGAAAGCTTTATTAAAGTTAAATCAATAGAAAAAGAAACCGATGATAAAATTTGGAATGCGATTGCACTTCCGGTTGATGAATCATTAAACATTGGAACTAATTGGGACCTTAGTGCTACATTAGCAACGGTAAAAGATGGTATATTACATATCTCTTTACCTAAGATAGAAGAAAAGAAACCAAAAAAAGTATCCATTAAAGTTGGATAACTGAGTTATATTTCGTATATTTGAAAGGTAGTCACAAAGACTACCTTTTTTTATGATACAAAATAAATTTAATCAAATATATTTTAATGGTTGCTCGTTTACCGAAGGTGGTGGATTTGAAGCAAAGAAAGAACACGTTAGAGAAGCATATAAAAAACAATATGGGTTTGAGTATGAATCTCAAGTAGATGTATGTTATCCTACGTTGGTTGGAAAACAAATGGGGATTAAAATAATAAACGATGCAAAGAGTGGTAGTGGTACGGATAGAATTATTAGAAAAGTATATGATTACATTCTAAAAAATACACTAGATGAAGTTAAAAAAACCCTATTCATATTAGAATTACCTGACGCGATAAATAGATTAGATATATTTTCAAACAAGTATAATAAATATTTGGTAGCAAATGTTAATTATGATAATAATGGTAAAGTAGATAGTGTAGCAACTACGTTCAATTGGATTACAGATGGGTTTATGACAAATATAGTGTATAAAGATAATATAGATTCTATAATTAAACAATATTCTAATAGTTTTATAAATCCAATTCAATGGGAGTTAGAAACTGCTAAAAAATATTTAGGATTATGTTCATTTTTTAAATTACACAATATAGAATATTACATATCGGGTAATTACACTTATTTTATTAACCAAATTGATTTTAATAAATTTATTCCAAATTTTCTTAATAATAGAATTTTAAAATTAGAAATTAATGGTCAATTTGAAAATAATATTGTTACATTAAGTGAAAAAACTAAAACAAGAATATTTGATGAAATTGGGGTTGATATAATAAATGATGGACACCCTGGATTTCAAGCCCACCAACTATGGGCGGAGGGTATAGTTACATTTTTAAATAACAAATATTTATATAAAAATAACAAATTATTATAAAAAATAAAGTATATGAGATACAAAGTACAAATTAGACAAAACTTAGAAGCAATTGAAATCAGAACAAACTTCTTAAAACAAGCGGCAGAAGGTAGTAAACAAATTTCTAATGCAGATGCAGTAAGGATGTTTGATGAATTATTATTTGCATTAGGTAAAGTTAATGATTTAATTGACCTAGAAAGAGAGGGATAATGAATTGGTTAAAATGGTTAGTAGGAATATCAGCATTAATCATAGCTGGTTGTGCTGCATTTTTTTCTATAACTGGATTGGGTGTTCTATTTAGTGGAGCAGCTGTATCTGTTATGGTAATGGCAGGTTCATTGGAATTTGCCAAACTGGTAGCAGCAACTTATCTAAAACAAAAATGGAATGATATTGGTGGATTTAATAAGTGGTATTTAGTATCAGCAGTGGCACTATTGATGCTAATTACATCTGCTGGTATATTTGGTTACCTTTCAAATGCATTCCAACAGCAAAATCTTAAATTACAACAAGTAGATAGAGAGATTGCAGTATATTCTACTAAGATTACTACCAATGAAACACAAATCGGACAGTTGTCGGCACAATTAGGACAATTGTCGGCAACTCAGAACACAATTTTAGATAAAGGTAAGGTGAGTAACCGACTTTTACGTTCAATTGATAGTAAAGATAGACAGGTTGCAACTATTAATAAACAAATTAGTAGTTTACAAACCGAAAATGCTAAAAGCAACGATGAAATCAATAAAATCAAAGTGACAAACTTAGATTTAGAGAAAGAAGTGGGTGGATTTCGTTTTGTAGCTGAAGCATTTGGTATGGAATTGAAAAATGTAGTAAAATTCTTCATATTTTTGATTGTAATTGTGTTTGACCCATTGGCAGTTGCGTTAATTATCGCATTTAACGGAATGATTGATGATAAAAAGACAAAACAAAGAAAATTATTAGGTGAAATAATAGAAAATGATGAAAAATTAGGTTTATATGATAATTTAGATGATTTAATGGAAGAAAACTACAAAAATTACCAAATATACGGAGATAGTGGAAAATATTCTACAAAAAAGGAACAAAATGAGGTTATAGTGGAAAATATTCCTCAAAATGAACCCATAGAACCCTTACCAATACCCTATTACGCAGAACCTACATTTGATTGGGAAAACAAAAATCTATGGATAAATAACCCATCGGCAGTGAAATATTGGATGAATAATGGTAATTCTATACACAAATACAACAAATTATATAGAGACCATCTAAACGAAGTAGATAACAAAGATGATTTAACAAAAACATACTAAAATAATATGGCATATTCAGAAAAGGTAATTGACCATTACCAAAACCCAAAAAACGTAGGAACTTTAGATAAAAGTAAATCTAACGTGGGTACAGGTCTAGTAGGAGCACCCGAATGTGGTGATGTAATGAGATTACAAATAGAAGTTGAAGATAACAGAATTATTGATGCAAAATTTAAAACATTTGGTTGTGGAAGTGCAATAGCAGCATCTTCATTAGCAACGGAGTGGTTAAAAGGTATGACATTGGAAGATGCGGTTAAATTAGATAATATGGAATTGGTAGAGGAATTAAACCTACCACCAGTTAAAATCCATTGTTCGGTATTAGCAGAAGATGCTATAAAATCAGCAATAAATGATTATAGACAAAAAAACAATTTAGAACCAATTAAATTTGAAGATTAATGAAAGTATTAATTACAGGTGTAGCGGGGCTATTGGGTAGTAGACTTGCAGATTATATAATTGAAAATGTACCAAATGTAGAAGTAGTTGGGATAGATGATTTATCTGGTGGTTACAAAGAAAATGTGAATTCAAAAGTTACGTTTTGGGAAATGAACTTAGTAGAACATCCAATTGAAAATTGTTTTGAAAATCATAAATTTGATTATGTGTTTCATTTAGCAGCGTATGCAGCAGAAGGATTATCTCCATTTATTCGTCAATACAATTATGAAAACAATTTAGTTGCAACTGCAAGAATATTAAATCAATGTATTAAACATAATGTTAAAAGATTGGTGTTTACATCTACGTTAGCAGTATATGGACATGGTGAAGGTGGAATATTTGATGAGAAGCAACAACAAACACCAATTGACCCGTATGGAGTAGCTAAGTATGGATGTGAGATGGATATTCAAATTGCAGGTGAGCAACATGGTTTAGATTGGTGTATTATCCGTCCACATAATGTATATGGTAGAAATCAAAATATTTGGGATAAGTATCGTAATGTATTGGGTATTTGGATGTATCAACATTTAAACGGATTACCAATGACAATATTTGGTGATGGTGAACAAACACGTGCATTTAGTTGTATTGATGATATTGTTGAACCATTATGGAAATCGGCTATATTACCTACCGCATCTAAAGAAATTATTAATTTGGGTGGTGTAGAGGAATGGACAGTTAATAAAGCATGTGAAGTATTAAGAAATGTAATTGGTGGTGGTGAAGTGGTTTATAAAGAGGGTAGACATGAAGTTAAACATGCTATTCCAACCTGGCAAAAATCTATTGATATATTAGGGTTTGAACATAAAACCAATTTTGAAGATGGTTTGAAAGATATGTGGGAATGGGCACAAAAACAACCTAGAAGAAACCAATTCGTTTGGGATACTTACGAATTAGATAATGGCATTTATTCATTTTGGAAAAAATAAAAAATATGATTACATTTTCAGAGTTCTATGATTCAATAGAACCAAAAAGTGACAAAGGAACATTGCATGATTATATCAATGGATATTATTCAACAGAATTTACTGATGTTAGATTGGATAAACTTAATATAGTAGAAATTGGTGTTAGAAGAGGAGATTCTCTAAATTTATTGAGTAAGTGGTTTATTAATTCAACTATAACAGGTATTGATAATGGTAGTGAAATGAATAACAATGATTTAGAATTTGTAAGTAAAATACCAAATACAACTCTAATATTAGATACCGCATATTCAGATACTACTATTGATAAATTTGAAGATAATTCAATAGATTACTTAATAGATGATGGACCACATACGATTCAAACTCAAATAATTTCAATACAAAAATGGTTAGAAAAAGTAAAAAAAGGTGGTACACTTATAATAGAAGATATACAAGATTGGGATAACGAAAAACAATTCTTTGATGAAATATGTAATTCATTAGGAATATCTTATGAATGTATTGACTTGAGAAAAAATAAAAATAGATATGATGATGTTTTAATAATAATTAAAAAGTTATAATAAATGATTAAAAATTTAGTATATTATTGTTATTTTGAAAATTCGGAAATAAACGAATTTGCAAATTATAATATCACCTTAATAAATAAATATTTACCACTATTTAATGGACAAAGAATTATTAAAATTGCAGTAGATGATTTATTAAGGAATAATTCACATTTAATTAATTTATTTCCTAATTGTGAAATTGAATTAGTACAAAATAATCCAGAAACTAGAGAATCTGAATATTTTATACAATCCTTAAAGGAAATTAAAAACAAAAATTCACTTACATTTTTTGCACATAATAAAGGAAGTAAAAATGGTGGTGCTGAAAATAATGTAGTAAAGGTTTGGTTATTATCAATGTATTTTTTTAATTTAGAAGAACGTTATTTATCTAATATTGAATATAATTTAACAACCGATAAAACATTTAGTGGTATAATGCAAATAACTGTACCATGTCCTCCTTGGGTTACAACTAATTGGCATTATAGTGGAACATTTTTTTGGTTTAACACAGAAAAATTATTTAGTATAGATGGATGGGATAACTTTGAAAAAGGAAGATTTTCAGTAGAAGGTTATCCTGGAAAAATGGTAGATGTATCTAATTCACATGTTACATTATGTAGTGAAAATTGTAATTGGAATTCATATCAACCAATGATATGGAATAAATATCTAAATGAAACAACATTAGAAGCAATTCAATATACCCAATATTGGGAATTATATAATCAAATATTTTAAAATGTATTCAGTTATTATACCTACAATGTGGAAATGTAATAGATTCCAACAAACACTTAGAGAATTAAGTGCACATGAATTAGTTGGGGAAATTATCTTAATAGATAATACACCAAATGATTTAAAAATAGAATTACCAAAATTAATTCATATATTAGAAGGAAAAAATACATATGTTACTGCACCTTGGAATAAAGGAGCAAAAATGGCAAAGTATGATAAACTTTTAATCCTAAATGATGACATTTGGATGGATTGGCAGATATTGAACACCTTATATGATTTTATTACACCTGAAATTGGATTAATAGGATTAGATGAAATCCCATACAATACATATCCTAGTTTAAGTTTTGGATTACAACCGATTGAACATAGACACGGTGGATGGGGTTGTGCAATATTTGTTCATAAAGAAAACTACACTCCAATACCCGAAGAAATGAAAGTATGGGGACAAGATGATTGGTTATTTGTAAAAGCTAGAAATAGAAGAAAACAAAATTACAAATTGGTAGGATATAGAATAGATGGTGAATTATCGGTAACAAATAATATTTTAGATGCAGATAGTGAAATCCATGCAATAAGAGAAAACGATTTACGATTAAAACAACAATATAATTTATTTTAGTTATGTACTTACAAACACCTTACAAAATTAGTTACGATACCACAAAGTATCCATTTAGACAAATAGTTTCAGAAATGTTAGAAGTATGGGAAGGGAATACTATTCCATTAGAAGATTTACATATATTAGAACACTATGATTTATTAGTTAGAGAAAAGGACCAATCTACAATTTGGCATAAAAGATATTACGACAAATATAAAACACAATTCTTACCAACTTATTTAGAATTAGTTAAAGAACTTAAAGAAAGGTTTGGTTATGATGAAATTATTTATCAGAATATTCCAACATTTAGAGTTCAATTAGCAGAAGGTAATTTAGGTGTAGGTGAATGGCATAAAGATAGCACTTACAATCATGGAACATCGGAAGTAAATTTTTGGATGCCCTTTGTAAATACCAACGAACAAAACACTATTTGGATGGAAAGTAAAGCAGATAAAGGTGATTACCAACCATATAAAGTAAACTATGGTGAAATTTTAGTATTTAGTGGCGCAAACTTATATCATGGTAATAAAAACAATGATAGTAGCCAAAGTAGAGTATCGGTTGATTTTAGATTAGTAGACCCTGTTAAATTTGTACCAAACGAAGCAGGTTCAATTAATATGAAATCAAAATTTGATGTTGGTGGATATTTTGAAAAGATATAATTATTAGTATGGTAACAATATCAGAAAAAGCCTTAACTCACGTCGTTAATCTAATGATGGAAAGTGGAATGACACCAGATACACATAATTTAAGAGTAGGTGTAAAAGGGGGTGGGTGTAGTGGTTTATCATACACAATGGACTTTGATACTACAATAACCGATATGGATGAAGTAGTAGAAGCCGATGGTGGTTTAAAAGTAGTAATAGATAAGAAATCAGTTTTATACTTATTTGGTACGCAACTTACTTATTCAGATGGATTGAATGGTAAAGGGTTTGCGTGGGAGAATCCAAACGCATCCCGAACTTGCGGATGTGGTGAATCATTTGCATTATAAATTCGTATTATTATTTGGAAAGTATAATTATTTAATGTATATTAGAGTTATAAACAATTACATATGATAAAAATAGTAACAGACACATCGGCTCTAAGAAAGTCAATTCCTACTACAACATTTACAAAAGAAGAACAAGATTTAGCAACAGCTGCATTATTAACCGCAGTAACCGAACACCAGGGGTTAGGTATGAGTGCAAATCAAATAGGATTAAATAAACGAATTTGTGTAATCAATGTTAGAGAAGAACCTTTGGTATTGGTTAATCCTACAATCGTAGAAGAAACCGAAGAAAAGATAATGTACTTTGAAGGATGTTTATCTTTACCTAAAACAATGAAAAAACCAATTAAGACAGTTCGTTCTTATGGTGTTAAAGTAAAAGCAGATAACTTTCCTGATGTATTAGATTTTTCTACAAAAGAAAGAAAGCACGAAGATATAAATGCATTATTTGGAGATGTAGATTTATTAGAATCAGTTTGTGTTCAACATGAAATTGACCATTTGAATGGATTGACAATTAGAGATAGACAATATACTGAAACGGTTAGATTAACTACATTTGCTAAATTAGGTAGAAACGAAAGATTTATCCTAAAGAAAGATAATGAAACACTTTCAGTTAAGAAAAAGAATTTATCAACTTACTTAGAACAAGGATGGGAGGTAGCATAATATGGAATTAATAATAATAATTTTAACTATATTCTTATCCGCAGCAGGTTATGGAATATACAATCTTTTAAATAAATTAGAAAGATACGAAGATGCAATCGCAGCTAACACAGAATCTTATATTCAAATTTTAAATGCTATGAAAGAAATTGATTCAACCGGAGCATTCGAATCGGATGATGAGGTTGGCTCTACCTTTCAAGACTTAAAGAATCTTATTTCTAATAACCAAAAAATATTAAACGGAAACAATAATGGGTAGAAAGAAAAAAGATACTAGATACTTTACAGAAATGACAGAAGCAGCTATTATCGCATATAACAAATCGGATGATAATAGAGAACGAAATAAATTATATACCGAACACATCCATTATTCATTTTATAAGTTATCGGAAAACGTATTAAACACTTGGGGATTTACTTACTTTGATGATGATAAAGAAGATATCAAACATGAAGTAGTTTCTTTCTTATTAGAGAAGATACATAAATTTGAAGAAGGTAAAGGTAAAGCATTTAGTTACTTTACAATTGCAGCTCGTAACTATCTTATCTTAAATAACAATTCTAACTACAAACGTTTCAAAGCAACATCACAATTAAGTGCAATGCCGGTTAGTTGGGATTTAGAAAACGATTTTAAACAAACATCACACAACGAAGAATTTAAAACTTTTAATGATAGAATGTTACAATATTGGGATTTAAATCTTAATAAAGAATTTTCTAAAAAAAGAGATATTCAGATTGCAGATGCTGTATTAGAATTATTTAGACGAGCAGAATTTATAGAATCATTTAATAAAAAATCACTATACTTATTGGTGAGAGAAATGACTGGTTATAAAACACACTATATAACTAAGGTTGTTTCAAAGATGAAAGAAACCCAAATGAAGTTATACTATCAATTCTTAGATGAAGGTGATATAACACAAGAATCAAAAGACCCGTTTTGGAAACGAACAATTACAAGATGAGAATATTAGGAATATCAGCATTTTACCACGACTCAGCAGCTGCATTGATTGTAGATGGCAAAGTTGTATCGGCACAAGAAGAAGAAAGATTTACAGGTATAAAGCACGACCAAAGATTTCCTATCAATTCAATTAATTGGATTCTAAAACAAAACAAATTAAAGATTAACCAAATAGATAAAATTGTTTGGTACGAAGACCCTAAGAAAAAATACGAAAGATTTAAAGAACAATGGTTTAGGTATTTCCCTAAAACAATTGG